GCAGGAGCAGAAGCCATGAGCCAACACGACGACCTGATAGCGCGGCTATGCCGTGCCGGCCTTAATTACGAAATGGGAACAAGCCTTTCTGAAATGGTTGACGAAGCCGCCTACGCCCTCGCCGCACTGGTGGCCGAGCGGGAGTCTTTGAGCCGGTTACTGTCTGATGCGCTTAGCGCACTGGAATACCACCAAGAACAGACGCGTCCAATCCGTAACACTAAGACAGTGATAGCGGCAATTCGTGCAGCATGTCGAGAAACTGCGCAGAAACCATGAACAAAGATAGTCCCCCACGAATCCACACGCTACGTAATGATGGCAAAACACCACGTACTAGCGATTGTAGTACCCCCCGCACAATGGAGGGTACTGATGGTGCGTTCAAAAGTGCCAAATATGGTTCCTGTATCGAGGGGCCGTATCGCTCCCCCGATGTATGGACTACGCGATTCATGTGGGTTATTGTTATTTGTATTATCTTTGCAGGCCTTCTTGTTCTTGTGTTCAGTGCGTAACAATTGCAACAAATGCACACTAAAACGTGCTTCTACTGTATAATGTAAATTCAAGCGGTAATTTCGCTGCTTGTAATAAGGACTAAGTTCAATGAAACATAAGTTGATTGAAGAAGCTAGCGGTAAAGAAGTAAAACCTGGTATGAAGATCATCTCGTTTAGAGATAAGATTTATGAATTCCAGAGTTTTAGGTCACCACAACATGCCGGTAGTACTGGACGTGTTCAAGTTAGATGTTGTGATTCTGGTACTGAGCAAGAGTTCTACCCGAATGTTTTTGGTTTGAAAATTGTAGAGGCACAAAATGACCCTTTCGACAACTGATCTTGGTAGTGCTATCGACGCACTTTATGCTCTTCGTGAGATGCGGCTTTGCTACGAGCGTAAAGCCAAAGAGCTCAAAGAAGAAGAGACCAAAGCACGAAGCACAATACTTGAAACACTAGAAGTTAGTGGTTTACAGAAAGCATCTGGTCAAACTGCTACATGTGGCATCAAGACAAGCACGATTCCCATCGTTACTGACTGGGATGAAGTGTTTAACTACATCAAGTCGCATGATCGCTTTGACCTTGTTCAGAAACGTATCTCAGTTCTTGCATGGAGGGAAACTTACGAAAACGAAGGGCTAATTCCAGGTACCGAAGCAGTAGAAGATGTTGATATTTCGTTGACCAAGTCATCTAGGAGCTAATGTGGCTAAAACTGAAGTAAAGAATGAAATCGAGTCTGTTGATGCGATCGAGAAACGTCGTCAAGAACTACTCGAACGGCAAGCACAAGCTGCCCAGAGTATGCGTACAACGGGGAGCTACATTACTTTCAAGAATGCAAACTTGAAGGTCGATGGCCAAGCTGTTCCGAATAACAAAGCTGATGTGCGAGTCCTTGCAGCTGTGGGGGAACGTAGTTGGTACGACGGCCCGTATGATCCGGACAACGCACAAGTCCCGGCGTGCTATGCGCTTGATAGTGATGAGCCGCATCTGGATGCTGCAAATCCACAAGCCGATAACTGTGCTGAATGCCCGAAAAATAAGTGGGGATCAGCTCCCCCACGTCCTGGTTCAACGCTTCCGGGTAAAGGCAAGGCATGTCGTGAAGGTGCGCGTGTCATCATGGTACCGGCTGGTGTGCCTCTGAAGTCGGCCCCCATGTATACGGCGAAGATTCCTGTTACTTCGTTGTCTGCAGTGAATAACTTTGTTGGTCGTTGTCAATCAGCTGCAAAGCTCACGGGTGAGTTCATCACTACGTTGTCAGTTGAGGAAGACAAGAAGAGCTTCTTCAAAGTGCATCTGGACATCAAAGAGCATACTGCTGACATCGATGCGATGCTGCTGATGGCTAAGCAAGACGAAGCCTATCAACTGGCGATGACGCCGTATCCTTCACTGGACTAATCATGAAGCTCGCACTGCTAGTTTTAGTGGGGAGCTTGTGCGGTTGCGCAGGCTCTGTAACTAACATGGCTAGAATGTTTGCGGATCCGGATGTTCAGAAGTCTCTAAACCAGATTTCTGAAAGTCGTAACCGACAAGTCTACGTTCAGCCACGTTCCCCAGTTACGACTTGCGAACGAAACTACATGAACCAGCTTATCTGTGTGACTCGGTAGTCTCCCCTCTCCGTGGCACTTCGCAGTCGCCAACACGGAGTTCACCCCGGGTCTTCGGACTCGGGGCTTTTTTCCAGCTAAGGAATAGGAATGTTAGTAGCACTAGATTTTGAGAGCGATGCAATCGATACAAGACCAAATTACCCGCCGGAACCTGCCGGGCTAGCTATTTACGATGGCAACAAGGCGGAATACATGGCATGGGGCCATCCGATTGAAAATAACTGTCTACGCAATGACGGTTGGTTCAGGTTGAAAGAGTTGCTGTCTGACCCGTTGTTAGAGTTCGTGTTCCATAATGCTCCGTTCGACTGTTCAATTATCGAAGAGAAGATGCATCTAGCTGTACCTTGGGGGAGAGTTCATGACACCATGCTCCTCGCGTTTCTACATGATCCATTTGGTGAGTTGTCCCTCAAACCGCTCAGCGACAAACTCTTGGGTATGCCGCCTGAAGAACAGGACGCAGTACGCGAGTGGCTCGTTGCGCATGGCGTCTGTAGAGCCAACGACAAAGCTTGGGGCGCGCATATTGCAAAAGCTCCGGGAGGTCTGGTTGGCACTTACGCAAAGGGCGACGTGATCCGTACCTATCGGCTGTACGAGTTCTTCATGTCTAATGGCACTGGGGCGACAAAGCAGATTGCTCCCCGCGAACCGGATACAAGCAAGATCGGAGATGGGGGCGCACCATGGTGACAACATTTAGAATGGACGAGGCGTATCAAAGAGAACTTGCTTTGATGCCGCATATCCTAAAAATGGAGCAGCGAGGTATTAATCTTGATGGACCCAAGCTTAAGAAAGACACCGACGCTTACTGGGGAAAACTCGACGAGCTCGACGAGAGTATCTGTACCATTGTCGGACGCCAAGTTGATGTCGATTCTGGAGCTCAACTTGCAGATGCAATTGAATCAGCAGGACTTAGCAAAGGATTTGCAACAACGCCTACAGGTCTTAGAAGCACGGCAAAAGAATCGCTTGTCAATGCAATTGATAATCCTACTTTGCTTGGTCATTTGCTTGTTCGCGGTTCTATTGCCACATGTCTACGAACCTTTCTGCAGCCTTGGCTTGTTCAGTACGAGAAGCATGGCCGGCTTTATATGAAATGGAACCAAATCCGAAATTACTCGGATACTGGCGCTAGAACCGGCCGGATTAGCAGCTCCCCCAACTTACAGAACGTGCCAGTTGAATGGGAGGGGCTAAAGAAGCAACTCGAGCGAATTGGCTACCCCTTTGATGCTGAGACACTGCCACAAGTTCGGAAGTACATCATTCCTGACCCTGGCAAGATATTTGTGGGGCGAGACTACTCTGGGCAAGAGCTTCGTCTCCTTGCGCATTTCACTTCTGGCAAGCTACTTGCTGCTTTGAAAGAGAACCCTTATGCTGACTTGCATCAGATCGCAGCCCAGTTAGCTGGCATCTCACGACGAGAAGCAAAGACCCTTGCATTTGCTATTTTGTACGGCGCAGGTGTAGGACGTATCTCAGAATCACTTGAGATGTCTGTCACAGAGGCAACACGGGTCAAGAATGGTTACCTTGCAGCGCTTCCTGAAATCAAGGAGTTTACACGTGGCATTCAAAGCGGGGGCCGAATTGGTGTTGCAGTGAAGACCCTCGGTGGGCGAGACTATTTCCCACAGAAGCCGTCAGTAGTTAAGGGTGTGTTTCGGTCGTTTGAGTACAAGTTAGTGAACTACCTGATTCAAGGTTCAGCAGCTGACCAAACGAAGCAAGCGATGATTGACTTTGCTCGTAGTACTTACACTGGCGAACTAGTGCTATCAGTCCACGACCAGCTTGTAATTCAGTGCCCCGTGAATGATGTAGATGTCGAAGCTAAAAACCTTGAAGTCGCCATGAACGGTAGCTTTCAGAATAGGCTTCGTTATCAAGTCATCAGCGAGGAAGATCGCGGTTACAACTTTGCGGAACTATAATGACACAATTCACAGATGCTTGGGGCTTTAGCAAACTCGACGTGTTCGAGACATGTAAAGCTAAGTTCTTCTATCAGTTCATCAAGAAGCTACCGTCCGGTGGTTCCCCCGCCATGGAGCGTGGTAGTAAGATGCATGAGAACATCGAGGGGTACCTCAATGGCTGGGTGACTGACCTGATGTCTGATGTAGTTGCATGGAGGGATGCATTAGATGCGCTCAAAGCCAAAGACTTCAAAGCAGAACAGGCTCTCGGCTTTGACAAGGAGTGGAACAAGCTCCCAGATTGGTTTCACAAGTCGACCTGGCTTCGTGTCAAGATGGATGCGTCGTATATCGAGGGGGCCAAAGGTACGGCTATTGACTTCAAGTCAGGAAAGTATCGTGTGCCGTCGACTGAACAAATTGAGCTCTACGCAGTTGGCTTGCATGCGGCTAATCCAATGTTGGAAGAAGTTAGCGCAGAGTTCTGGTTTCTTGACACAGGTGAAACCTACGAGCGGACCTATGCAGCTACAGAGCTTCTAAAGCTACGTAAGAAGTACGAAAAGCGCACTGAGCCTATCTATGCTACTTCACAGTGGGACCCGATGCCATCGAACGAGTGCCGGTGGTGCCCGTATTCTAAGACTAAGGGTGGAGCATGCAAGTACTAGAGTCAACGATTGAGCGTAGATGTGTTGAAATAGCAAGGAAGCACGAATGTCTACTATTGAAAATCGAGAAACAGAGGGGTTATCCGGACCGCCTGTTGATGGCCCCCAATGGGCGGATAATGTTCATCGAGTTCAAGAGGCCGGGGGAGAGCCTGATGCCGATACAGAAGCACATCCAGAGCGAGCTGCGGAGGATGAACTTCTTGTGCGAGGAGGCCGACAATTATTCTCTGTTCCTACAACTAGTCCTGAAGTTGAAGGATTCCTCCCCCAATTCTGGAAGCCTGAACAGTACCAAGAGCGAGGTGTTGAATGGCTAGCCACTCGACCTGCAGCTGCACTCTTCTTGCCACCCGGTATGGGCAAAACCTCGATTTCTCTGGCTGCTGTCGGCATGGTGGGTCAGCTGCTTTGCAAGCGCGTAAGAACGCTAGTCATTGCGCCTTTGACCGTATGCTT